GCTAAGACGGCAAGGTACAGGTAATGGCAAACACCTCTGGCGCTACATCCTTTAACCTCGATCTGGTTGAGTTGGTCGAAGAGGCATATGAGCGGGCTGGCTCAGAGATGCGCACGGGCTACGACCTACGTACTGCTCGTCGTTCGCTCAACATCATGTTTGCCGACTGGGCCAATCGTGGTATCAACCTATGGACGATTGAGCAGGGGATCATCCCGCTTGTTCAGGGGCAGAACACGTACGCACTGCCGGACGATACGGTGGACTTACTAGAGCATGTCATTCGTACGGGCGGGAACGTAGCCTCGACTCAAGCAGACCTGACCATCACGCGGATTAGCGTTTCTACTTACGCCACGATCCCCAACAAGATTCAGCAGGCTCGCCCTATCCAAGTATGGGTACAGCGGTACAACGGTCAGAATTCTCCTACGGGTCTTTCGATCAACCAAGTTGGGGGCATCACTGCGGCAGATACTCAGATCACGCTCAACTCGGTCATTGGCCTACCAGCCACTGGGTTTGTCAAGATTGACAACGAGATCATCAACTACGGGTACATTCAGGGTAACACCTTGTACAACTGCTTCCGTGGGCAGCAGGATACAGTTGCTGCACTGCACAATAACGGTGTTGCTGTGTATTGGGCGCAGGTGCCCGCTGTCACGGTTTGGCCCACCCCCGATGGTGCGCAGACTTATCAGTTTGTGTACTGGAGATTGCGCCGTACCCAAGACGCTGGGGGTGGTGTCAATGTAATGGATGTCCCGTTCCGCTTCATTCCGTGCATGGCTGCTGGCCTGTCGTACTACTTGGGGTTGAAAGTGCCGGGCGCAGAGGCTCGCTTGGACATTCTGAAGCAACAGTATGATGAGGCTTGGCAGCTTGCGGCAGATGAAGACCGCGACAAGGCTGCAATCCGCTTTGTGCCCCGTCAACAATTCATTGGGTCCACCATCTAATGGGCAATAGGTTCGCTTCTGGTAAGAATGCGATTGCCCAGTGTGATCGCTGTGATCAGCGCTTCAAGCTTAAAGTGCTTAGGCGTGAAGTCATCAAGACCAAGAACTACGATCTTTTGGTGTGCCCAGAGTGTTGGGATCCAGATCATCCCCAGCTTCAGTTGGGTATGTATCCTGTGGATGATCCGCAGGGTCTTAGAAACCCTCGCCCCGACAGAAGCTATGTGACATCTGGGACTTCCGGCCTTCAGATCATCGAGACCAGCAGTACAAATCCACTAGCTCAAGGAACGCTTGAGCAGGGTAGTAGGATTATTCAGTGGGGTTGGGCTCCTGTTGGGGGTGCTAGCCTAAATGATTACGGGCTCACGCCAAACTATTTGGTTCTTACCGTGAATCTTGGTACAGTCACAGTTGCAACGACATAAGGAGTCGATCATGAACAAGATGGATTTGATGCAGGACAAGAAAACTGCGGCAAAAGCGGTGCATAAGCACGAGAAAGCTAAACACCCCGGTCAGCCGCTGACCAAGATGAAGGCGGGTGGCAAGACTAACAGCGACATGCTCAAGTATGGTCGCAATATGGCCAAGGTCATGAACCAGCGCAGCCCCGGTCGTAAAGGAGCCTAAGATGGCCACGTACAAATCCCCCAAGAAAGTCGCATCGGTTGTGGTGGGTGAAGAGCCTGCCAAGACAACCATGCGCAAGGCCAATGTGGCTGTGGCCAACACCCGCAGTCAAGACTACCCGCCGATGAAAACCAGCGGCATCAAAATCCGTGGTACGGGCTGCGCCACCAAGGGCGTCATGGCTAGGGGTCCGATGGCATGAACTACGCCGCGTTGTCTGCTGCGATTCAGGATTACACCCAGAACTACGAAACGGAGTTCGTAGGGAACATCCCTGTCTTCGTCAAACAGGCGGAGCAGCGCATCTACAACTCGGTTCAGTTCCCGTCCCTGCGCAAGAACGTCACAGGCTCTGTTTCTGCCAACAACAAATATTTGAGCTGCCCGGAAGATTTTCTGTCGGTCTACTCAATGGCAGTTGTAACGGGTGTCACGGGTGGGAACATCAACACCGGCTCATACGAGTACCTGCTCAACAAGGATGTGAACTTCATCCGGCAGGCATACCCAACGCCAAATGACACTGGGGTTCCCAAGTACTATGCTTTGTTTGGCCCAACGGTTTCAGGCGCGGTCATTTCCACTGAGCTTAGTTTTCTTGTTGGCCCAACCCCCGACGCGGCCTATGACGTTGAGTTGCACTATTACTACTACCCTGAGTCAATTGTCACGGCAAGCACTTCTTGGCTGGGCGACAACTTCGATTCAGTTTTGCTCTACGGCTCTCTGGTAGAAGCGTACACGTTCATGAAGGGCGAAGCCGACATGATGGCTTTGTACGACAACAAGTACAAAGAGGCGTTGATGCTAGCCAAACGTCTGGGTGATGGCCTTGAGCGTAGCGATGCATACCGCAGTGGGCAGGCGCGTGTCGCACCCCTGCCGCAGAATAACGGGGTTCAGTAATGGCCTTTACCGGCAATTTTTCCTGCAACACACTGCGGTCAGGGCTGGTCAACGGCACGATCAACTTCGCCACGGACACGTTCTATCTGGCGTTGTACACCAATGCAGCCACGCTGGATGAGACCACCACCGCATACACCACAACAGGTGAGGCGACGGGCGGGAATTACGTTGCAGGCGGACAGATTGTCACGGCTACCATCGCCAGTGAAGTCACTTCCACAGGCAGCACCACGTACATCAACTTCTCGTCCCCTGCGTGGACTGGCGTTATCACGGCCCGTGGTGCTTTGATCTACACTCCCGGCGACAACGGTGCGGTGTGTGTTCTTGACTTTGGCTCAGACAAAACGTCTGCCGTTTCTTTTACCGTACAGATGCCTGCCAACACCAGCACATCTGCCCTCATCCGACTTGTTTAAGGAGCAATCATGTCAAACGAACTTTCAAACTTTGGTGATCACGCAGAAGTGACCATGCAATCCAATGTGGCTGGCTCTGAGTCGGTTGGCATTGAAGGCTATTACCATGTTGTTTGCCGTGATGCTGATGGCAACATCAAATGGGAAGAAGAGTTCCCCAACTTGGTCAATGCTGTGGGCAAGCAGTTGATGCTGGACACCCTGCTTCGCACTTCTGGCACCTATACGACTGTTGGCCCGTTCTTGGGCCTGATCTCTGGTGCTAGCCCGACCTTTGCCGCCGCTGACACCATGACCTCTCATGGCGGATGGACTGAGTTCATCAACTACACCGTTGGTGGTTCTGCTGTTCGCGGCACGGCTGTATTTACTGCTTCTACATCGACTGGAACCACGCCGTCGAATGTGACGACTTGCGCTGCTGCGGCTATCACCTACACCATCACTGGTGCGGGCGGCACGGTTGGTGGCTGCTTCTTGGTAACCGGATCGGGCGCGGTCAGTACGCAGAACAGTACCGCAGGCACCCTGTACAGCGCAGGCGCGTTTGCTACCGCCAAGGTCACCACCGCAGGCGATACCGTAAGCGTTACCTACAGCACCACCGCAACTTCTTAAAGGAGTCTTAAATGGCTCTGGTCCTTGCAAACCGTGTCCAAGAATCGGGCACGGCGAATACTACCGTAAGCTTCACTCTTACGGGTGCGGTGCCGGGATTTCAATCGTTTGCCGTTATTGGCAATACAAACACAACCTACTACTCGGCCACTGATGCTTCTGGCAATTGGGAGGTGGGCGTTGGCACATACTCCACAACTGGGCCGACGCTGGACCGCACTACGGTCTACGCTTCCAGCAACTCCGGCAGCGCGGTGACCTTCTCGGGCGCTGTGAACGTTTTTGTGACGTACCCGTCTGGCCGGTCAGTTAATTTAAATGAAACCGGCAATGTCTCTGCGCTGGGCACAGTATCCTCTGGCACATGGCAGGGATCGACTGTCGGGGTAGCTTACGGCGGAACGGGCGTAACGGCTTCTTCCGGGGCCAACTCTGTTGTGCTGCGCGATGCCAATGAAAACATCACAGTAAACCGCCTCAACCAAGGTTTGCAAAACATTACCGCTTCTGGCGGTGTGACCACGCTGACGGCGGCGTCAGACTTTAATCAGTTGTTGACGGGCACTGGAAACCACACATTCAGG